GGCTTCGTCGTACGCCTTCCGTGCCGGTGCTATGGCTTCGTAGTACACCTTCCATGCCGGTACTACGGCTTCGTCGTACGCCTTCCGTGCCGGTGCTATGGCTTCGTCGTACGCCTTCCGTGCCGGTGCTATGGCTTCGTCGTACGCCTTCCGTGCCGATGCTGTGGCTTCGTTGTACGCCTCCGATGCCGGTGCTATGGCTTCGTCGTACGCCTCCGATGCCGGTGCTTTAGCTTCGTTGTACGCCTTCCGTGCCGATGCTGTGGCTTCGTCGTACGCCTTCCGTGCCGGTGCTATGGCTTCGTTGTACGCCTTCCGTGCCGATGCTCTGGCTTCGTCGTACGCCTTCCGTGCCGGTAAGACAATCTTTAGGGATGCCGTACTAACGGGTCTCATATTATCTAAACGGGTTATCTGCTCATGTTTGGATTTGTTTGAAAGAATATATCCAATCCGATTTTCAATCGGTTCGTTCAATTCTTCAAATTCAATTTCATGGTGAATGCACCATCCGTACTTAGCTAGGTTATCTTTCCATGCCTTCCGGCACTCATCGGTTGCTTGCACTACGGTACGTGATTCGGTTTTCATCTTTGGTTCTCCTTAAATTGTTAATGATACAGTTGATAGTTCCGAACGTATTAAATACGCTCACAGTTGAAAATCAAGCTGTCCGTTAATCTCATCCATGTACCCGTACCAGTAAAACCATGAATCGGAAAACATAGAGACAGCCTTGCGCTTCTCGCGTGCCTCACAGAGTAGCAAACATGTAGCATCTGTGATTGCATGCCTTGCTTCGGTGTGTCCGAATTCGTACCACGTTCTTGTTGCTAACTGCTCAACAGGAACACGGCTTTCTTCATAGACCATAGACATAATGCTCTCCTTTGTGTTGAAGGTTCCACTTGTTGACAAGTTCATACGCTTCGAGTTGGGACATTCCAGCCATCGGCGCGTAATGTAACCCCATATGCTGAAAGTGTTCAGGACCGAATGGTACTAACTCATTAGTACCATTAGTAACATGGATTCGGTAGAAGTGAGTGTGTCTCAAGAGTTCTCCTTAACGAGTTTGGAAAATGGGTTACTTAGTTTCGATCTGTACAAGAGATTCGTACATCTCGCACAAAGATGTTTCAATGTTGACAGCGTGATGGTAGACCATGCCCGTCGGCACCCCTGCCCTCGACTCGATATCCCCATAGCTCATTGCTCCCGGAGCATACTTCAGGCAAATGCCTTGGATACGATGCGCCAGTTGGATCGCTGCATGGTGGAGTACGCGTATTTCATTCTTGTCCTCTTGTGTCATGCTATGTTCTCCTTGAGCCATCGTTGATAACGATGGTATAGTTTGAGATGCTACCACCATAGATAGCAAAATTTTCGAATCCTGTCAACACGTTTCCTGATTCTGTAACGTAGCAGTACGGACGGGCGAGATGGATTAGTACTAGGCCATCCTTGCCGATAACCTCGATCTTGCACACAAGAGAATCATTGAATGCAAAAGGGCTGTCTGTGTTCAGTCGGATAACATCTCCAACATTGATTGTCACATCCTTTATTACTAGTCTGTTCATACTATCTCCTTCGATGTTTTGATAGTATCTCAATACCAAACCCGTGTCAACAGTTATTTTCATTTTCTTTTCCACAGCTTAGTACTAAATAGTTAATAGCAAGTACCATTAAATTGCTCAGTACCATGAGTACCACTCAAGTACCAGTAAGTTAACCCTAGGGCGTGCTATTCCTAGCGTATATAATACGCAATCGAAGGATGATTGTAGGGTGAAACTACTCTTAAATTAACGTAAAATTAACGTAATCGTAGCACTAACGTATCGCTAGTCTATCCTTATCGTATCGTTAAACTAACGTATTACTATCGTATAACTAACGTCAACTAGATTATTAGTTGATGGCCTGCTAGTAGTAATCCTGTCAACAGGTTAATAGGTTAATAGGTCTATCAGGCCTAGTGTAAACAAGCTCTAACCTGCCTGCTAGTAGAGGTTCTGGCCCATCTAGGACATTTTCGACGTGGTTAGGGTCCATGGCAGTGGTGGGAATCGCGCTACGGGTTACTGGGAAGCCTCTAATTGACGGTTTATGAGGTCCGGGAGATGGTATGTAAGCTTTGCAGGCTTTAGTGCTATGAATGTATGGGCCAAAAGTTAACCCCTGCCGTCGCTAGCAGGGGTTAGCAGCTCGTGGAGAACGAACTAAACTTCATCCCGAATCTTTCTGCCCGGAACTACTTCTACGAGTTCCTTAAGCTGTACTGAAATCTTCGCCATTTGCTCTGCAATTTGTGTCTTGAGAGATTCGTCCTTTTTCAGACCATCGGCGTACACTCCGCTATGCAGGTAACCTTTAACCTCGTTTACTAGTACTTCCAAGTCCTGATCTTGAGCGATATCGCGATCCTTGAACGTGTCAATAAAGTCCTGCACGTTAGTAATCGCGGACGCAAAAAGTCTTTTTGGTTTGCCATCCGCATTAGGTGTGAGTACATCGGCGAGATGCGATACTAGCTCACTCATCGTTTGCCGCATGAAAAGGGTTATCTCGTTGGAAGCTTCTGCCAATTTTGCTTGCATCTTTTCGTTAGCCTTGGAGCGGATGGCTTCTGAAAGCGCATCCGGTATGGAGATGGTTTGATACTCATAATCAAACGTGAATTTAGCTCTAAAAGCTTCCGAGCTAAGATAATCCAGAGCATTGCCAAGCGGTCCAAGCGATACTATCGCATCTGCCACCCTTTGAGGATACGCGGCAATGCACGCATCGACTAGGCCTTTACGCTCATCCTCATAAGCTTCTAGCCTATCGTTTACCGTGTCTAACAGGCCGATGGGCAGGAGTTGAGTGCCCATGGACCATGGCAAGCATATGGTATACAAGTAGGTTCGAATCTTGCCATCTGCCGTCCGAATGGCTTCAAGTTCCGGAGATTCCAGCAAGGTTTTTTGCGCTTTTACAAGCTTAGCTTTGTAGTCTGTTGTCTTATTGCTAGTCACTTCCGCCGTACTCATGTTTACCGATTCGGACGAATCAGAGGTTATGTGAATCTGGCTTTGAGGGATTTTTTTCGTGTTTCCCGGCAAGCCAAAGGACACACGTAGAAAAAAGGTTTTGTCAGTGATTGGACTCTTTTTGACATTAGCAGCCATTTTATTCTCCTTTGCGTATTAAATACGCGGGTTAGTGGGTTAGTGGTCTAGAGGAATGTACGCTCCAGGTAATCTACTTCGAAAGCGATTGCGCTCTCTCTACTGTCCCATTGCACGCCTAATATTCCCTGCCCGATGGGTGAAAAATCTATAAGCCATTTGCAACGCCATGATCGCGTGAACCGTGCGAGGACGGTACCATCTCCAAAAATTCGTAGGGCATGCCAGATAGTTCTTATTAACAAGTTGGCAGGAACAATGTGACTTGCCCGTCTAACGGTTGAATCTGGCAGGATAAGCAAGGGAGATTCAGCGGAGATTAGGTATTTAACCTCCGCTGTATCCTCATCAATTGTGACTTTGATAATGTTCATGTAATCCCCTAGGCCTTGATTGTAGACCCCTGCACTTGTTGTCTGTATTCCGGTTTGATTGTTTCCTTGGTTAACTTGCCAACTTGAGAGAATGCCTTGAGCAGAGCATCACATCCCTTGCCGTGAAATCCGATTAGATCGATGTTAACCTCGGCTGTAGTCTCATCGATTTGAACCTTTACTAGTTGAGCCATTGGATTATCCTTTCACGAATAGCAGTTCACGTTTGTCGGCTTTTTTGGGACCATACCCGGCAAAGCGCAATCCTTGCTTTTGAGCGGTTTTTATGGTGAATCGTTCGGCGTAGTTAACCTCTAGTTTCTTGCGCCATGATGCACCCTGCAACGATTGATCGTATGCGGACACGATAGCCTCAAACCGGCCTGTTAGAGGGTTACGCTTAAACCCGATATCGTTGGACAAGCCGCGCACGAATTGACGCCGAATGATAACCTCTGCCCTGTCGCCTGTTGCATCTAGATACTTTGTTGGATGCCCCTGAAAGTCGATCAACTGTTGCGGCGTATCGTATACGCTGATTTGCTCCTTTGTCCATCCCATATCGGTTAATGCTTCGATAAGGCAGGGCAAGTCCTTGATGATCGTTTCTGCCATTCCGTATTTGCTCATTGCTCCCCTCCAAAGATACTTTTACCGTTCCACGTATGGTTTGGTACATCGGCACGATGAGCCGATGTTATGGCTTCGTCGTACGCCTTCCGTGCCGATACTACGGCTTCGTCGTACGCCTTCCGTGCCGGTGCTATGGCTTCGTCGTACGCCTCCGATGCCGATACTACGGCTTCGTCGTACGCCTTCCGTGCCGGTGCTATGGCTTCGTAGTACACCTTCCATGCCGGTACTACGGCTTCGTCGTACGCCTTCCGTGCCGGTTCTATAATCTTTAGAGACGCCGTACTAACGGGTCTCATATTATCTAAACGGGTTATCTGCTCATGTTTGGGTTTGTTTGAAAGAATGTATCCAATCCGATTTTCAATCGGTTCTCTCAATTCTTCAAACTCAATTTCGTGGTGAATGCACCAGCCGTATTGAGACGGGTTATCTTTCCATGCCTTCTGGCACTCATCGGTTGCTTGCACTATGGTACGTGATTCGGCTTTCATCTTTGATTCTCCTTAACTTGTTAATAAGTTGCAGGTTAAAAGCGTACTCGAATACGCCTATTCATCCCTCATACGTCGGCCGGATGGGGCATCCAAAAGGTTAGATGCGGTCTGAGCCGATTCAGACCATGAGTAGATACCGGGCTTCGATGCTGAGAGATACTTGCCAGAGGAATTGCGCCGCAACTCTTCTATTCTGCCCTTGTCCGATACAGTAACAGGCACAATGTAAGTAGAGGCATCTTTAAGCGAGATTTTAAGGGTATAGGCAGTGTACGCGCAATTTTTAATCTCTGCCCCTGTCCATCCCTCATCGTTCGGCATTGCTTGTACTGGCAGGCTATACTTCGCCCTGTAAATGTCCCATATCATGTTTCGCTCATTTTGGGTTTCCGGAGCGTCAAAAAAGAAAGTAGCAGCGGAAAACCTACGCTTGAGTTCCGGCGGTAAAGCGTTAACGCTATTGCACGTTGCCACCATGAAAGCAAACCCCCCGCTAATCGAATCAATCATAGCTTGAGCCGTTCTCAGGTTTTCATTCGAACTGCCTACTATACCAGATTCCATCGAAGCCAGATCAAACTTGATTACTGGGATACCGTACTTATTACCAATAGCCTTTGCTAGTGCGCTTTTACCAACTCCGGGTATTCCGAGCGATAGTACTCCCCTAATCTGCTTGTCCTCTGTCCAATCCAGCATACTGCCAGTTAATTTGGTAGTAACTCCACTTGTGTCGGTTCCCGACCCTGCAAACGCCTTTTCAACCTCATCCATAAAAAGTATCAAGTTAGGAGGATTCAAACCCTCGCACACCTTGCAAAGGTAGTCTTTAGCTTGTTGTAACCCGCCGATATCGTCGATAGATTCTTTGCCCGAGAGAACTTGCAAACCCCTTGTTTGATTGATGGCCTGCCGCTTTCTTTCCCATAGTGCATCCATATCAAGCGAATTAGCCTGCCTATCGATGCACATGGCCAGGCTCTGCTCAGACGGGAACAAAGGCAGGCCTATTAAAGCTTTAGTCGCGTGATCGATAATATCCGTCGATGGCGTACCCATTTTAGCATACGCGAAAGTATCAGTAATGCACTGCGCAAGCTCCTCTACCGACGGCAACGGCTCATCCAGTACCAATGTATCACTTGCGATTTCATTAGGTAAAATTGCTCCGCTGCCTGTTAGCATAATAAGCATGTTTCCAAGCGATTTAAACCTATCCCTGAGATTCCAGATACCTTGTATTACTGATGGCGCATTGCTCCAAAAAAGATGCGCATTGTGAATGAAAATGATCGAATCCTCAGGCAGGTATTGTGCAACAGTTAGCAACTCTTCTAGTACTCTCGTTGCTTCAATGCTTATACCTGCCTTTGCACACCCATTAGCTAGAGCTTTCTCGCCTTCAGGGTTGATGTGATATGCGCCCTTCATTGTGTCCCATGCCAGCAGCGAATAGGCTGTAGAGGTTTTCAGGCTTTTGATTCGATCAATCGTACTTTTGGCATCAAAAGTCCGGACGCAGAGCAATGGTACTCCTGCCATTAGTGCAGACTTGTACTGGCTTGTAAATGTGATAACCATCGGTTCTCCTTAAACTGTTAATAGGTTAACGGTTGAAAGCGTACATGAATACGCTTAGTCTCCATCCCTCAGGTTCAAGGCTTGATTGTAAAGTATTGCCCGTTTTTCATCCCGTGCTGTTAATTCGTTAAGGAGAATCAAGGCCTTATGCTGCTTTTCAAGCTTAAGAACCTCACGCGCTATTACGCCTATGGCGAGTAGCAAGAATAGTGCGAACCAAACCAAAACCAAAACCATATCGAACCTCACTATCGAGTCACATCATGAACGGTTGAGCCAGACTCAGCACGAACGGTTGAGCCGGACTCTGTATACTGTGCCATGGTGATAACCTTTCTGTGACTGCAACACATCACTTCTTTATTTAACGGCAATTCTCCCTAATCTGTCAAGGGGGATTATCAAATAGTTTGGCCATTGACGTGCATACAAAGCAAGCCTACCCTTTCGGATAGGCTTTGATGGACCTAGATGAGGTCAGAGGTACAGCCGGGTGTTGATGTTCTTGAACTGGTCGAGGCCGTTGTATGTCCCCATGTACATCCAATGACCGGCGTAGTTCCAAGCTGGCTCCTGGTCGGTGAGCCTGCCTGCCGCTATCGCTTCCGTGAAAGCCTGCCGAGCATCTTTGAATGTTGGGTGTGTTGCCGTCGCGGTTTCCATGTGCTGTCCCTCCATTAGAACAGTGTCGGGTGAATGGTGAAGGTTTGAGGTTAGAGGTTCCGAGCGTATACATATACGCGTATGATGTTTACCTGCTAGCTAACGAGCATAGCAAGCGTAAAGGCCATGGTAAAAAGCCATGCACGAAAGGTAAAGCTTTCATCCATTCGCATACAATCTCCTTTCCCATACATGAAAGCATAAGACCTGCCAACGTGTCAAATGGTCAATACGTATTCATATACGCGTCTATGTTCATAGAGTGCCTGTTCAATGCGCTGATACGCAAGTTGCTCACTTGCAATCTTCGCACGTACAAGCTTGCCGACTATTGTCCAGACGGTAACGATTCCGATGGTTGCGAGAGTCAAGTGAAATCGTGCGATTATTTATAGCTGGCTAATTGCTTGCGGCGAACGTCAACCGCATCACTGGGAAGTCTACGCCGAACCACGAGAACGTAGTTGTATGGCTCAGACTCCAGTTCTGCTTTCAGGTTTGCGTACTCTTCGGGCTTCGCTGGTTTGGTGGCAGCTATGCACATTCCAGGATTGGCGCTCCCGTGCTGCCCTATGTGTTCATAGCAGGAACACGTATATGGATCGTTCGTGCCGGGATCGTAGGGAAAGAGTGCCAGGATACCGCCGCCTTCAGACTTCGGCCACTTGCGGAAGATCACAAGGGTAGTAGCAGGAATCTCCAGGCCAGGGTAATTGGACTTCGCATGTGCGATGTGTTCCTTGCACCATGTGTAGCCCTTGGCAGCTTTCTTGCCGCAGACCTGGGGACTGTTGACGGTGCCGGATTCGGTTTGCCAGTTGCACTTCATGGTTTGTTCTCCTTGACTGAATCAAGTGTCTCACGAATCGTGTTGAATGCCAAGCATTCTTTTGAGACATGCTTGACACGAAAGTGTTAGCGTGCCAGCATTTCGGCGTACATCTTCTCCGTATGCTCTATTTCCTTCACGAGCATTTCCCGGTCAGGGCCTGTGAAAACTGACAGCATTTTCTTTAGCGCCCCTAACCGTGCTACCATGTGCTTTTCACCGTTACTCATGTTTTTCCTCACTGAATCCATAGTCTCATGTTTTATGTTGATTGTCAAGTCTTAATCGGTTACCGTCGTAAGTAGACGCAGGCCTAGCAAAGCGTATTCATATACGCGTACTGGCTTTCTCGGACCATGGACAATGGGGCAATATACAGAGCATAGATAGACCATATCAAACGTAATCAAACGTACTCGAATACGTATATTTGTTAATGACTGTCAGACTGCTACTAGGCTTTCATATACTGTACGCCATACAGTACTTTGTAATGCAAAGTTGCCGATTCTTCATTTCCACGAAATGGGTACATAGGAGGGTAACCCTCCATTAAATCAACAAGATACGGTATCATAGACTCTGATACGTATTGATACGTTTACTAGATTGTTTCCATATGACTTGATACGTTTACTGTACGGTGTGTAACTTCTTTGGAATCAATAACTTCCCTAACCATCCCTTTTCTGAGCCTAGACCGGCAGAGTCTCCCCACCCCTCGCCGATGCCGCGCGAACGGACCCGGCCAGCAAGAAAGCTTGGAGTCCCATAACGTCCCTAGGAGTCCCATAGGAGTCCCATAGGAGTCCCTAACCATCCCTAGTGTTGCCACAGACTTACTGTGTATACACAGTTCACCCATGCTTAAGCCATCGCTTTACTATTTTTGTATAGTTATTGTATATACATTAGGAACAACATTCTCATAAACACGAAAAAACCCTACCTCCGAAGAGATAGGGTTCATATAAGGGATTTACGTACTTGACTCCCGTTTTCTTTAGGTGGCCCGGTCTGCGCTCTGCGCTCTGCGCTCTGCTAAGGACGAACGCGGAGGTCCACCGCGTTGATCAGGACCGACCCCAATACAGCTATCGCTGTCTCGTCCCGCAGTGTCTTGCACGTTGCTCCCTCGTGGTCCACTTTGCTCCTCCTTTGGCGTACATACTTCGTAATGACTGTTGGTAGTTCTGAATATTTAAAGTCTCCTATATCTTCCCCGGATGCAAGACCAGCTTGCGCACTAGGCGTATTTACATACGCATATCTTTCGACATTACACCTCATCTCTAAATCTCCTTCCACTGAACTGCTGTATATCTACTCTCTCTGGACCAAGACCCGGAACCTGTCGGACAGCCTTTGGTGTAAAACTATCAATAGGAACTATGTTACTAGGCTTTGGTGCCGGTGCCGGAAGTTTATTAGCAGCCTCTTGCAGATTCTTTAACGCCAATTCTTTCTTGGCAATATCGTCTTTAATATTCTTACCGTTGAAGTAACTCTGCTTCTTTTTGGCATTCTTTATTAGTAACTTTTGCTGTTCTATTTGATCTTGTAAGTATTCTTTTTGCTTATCCGCTTTCTTTTCTTCCAGCAAATCTTTATAGCTTTCCAAGTCTTTAGGCTTATATAAAGACTCAATGGCATTAGGAGTATTGTTATTCAGCAAATCGCATTCGAATACTGGTTCCGATATGCCATCATGCCTGTGTTTGTCACAAAAGATACCCAACTCTGTCCAGTTTTTGTTATCAAGAACCTCATCGTAGTTTAAAGTCTGGGTCTCTTTGCACTTCTGACAAATGGCCCTACAATCCATACCACCTGTTGCTAGGGGACGGGACTGTAGGACCACATTGAAGTTAGACAATTTGGCGATGGCGTGGATAGACCCTTGCTCCAAACCTTTTTGTCGGCCGGCAAACAAGGGTCCGCCGAATTTCAAAATAACTCCATCCATAGTTACTTTTTTACCCTTCCTACTTCGTTAGTTCTATCAAAAATGGCTTATTTACTGGTTTGTATTGTTCATCACATATACTGACATTATAAAATGATGTATTCTTATTAACATGTTGTCCATACCCGCCGTGAATGTGTCCGAAGATGTGAACTGCCGGTTTTACTACTTCCTCAACTGTTTTGGCTAGTTCTTCACAGCCTAGTGATTCTCGACCGGCATGTAATGTATCTAGAATGCCGTAAGGAGGCCCATGCGTGATCAATACGTCCGTGTCTGTCGGAATCCTATCCCAGTAAGCTTTTATTGGCGCTCCACGATGGACATTGAACGCCCAGTCAAGAAACCACGGCTGAACCGGACTGCCCCAAAACTTGAACCCTTCAATATCCGCTGATTCATTCTCTAGATAAGTAACGCCTCTTGGGAACTGTTGCAAACACCAATCTTTGTTGCTCTCAAACATCCTGTCATGATTACCTGCGACGATAATTTTGTGCCGGTACTCCAACCTACAGAACCATGCAGCGAAGTCTCTAACCTCTTCATGCCGGTACCCCGATCCCATAAGATCGCCGCCGAACACCAAAACATCAGCATCAGGCAGATTTACTGACCGATGGTGTGTATGTGTGTCTGAGAATGCTGCTATTGTTAGTTTACTCATCTTTTTTCCATTCCTTGTCAAATTTCTTAGGTTTCCAATTATTAAGTTTTATCTCCATCTTCTTCTGTACATCTTCGATGGAAATAGGGAAGTAATTCTGAGCATCAACGCCTACATCAAATGACAGCGGCGATTCATCTAATGTGCCTGATGGATTAATTTCTGGCAGATTGGAATGGCTGTGACCATAAAGGTGCCACGACTTCCTATGACTGCCATTCCACACCCTACAAGCGTAATGGTGTAGATATATGTTCGGATGGCCTTGTGGATGAATGTTGGCAGCGTCTTTACACCAAACGAAACTATCCCTGAGAACTTTGTCACCGAATGGTTGGTCATGGTTACCAAAGATATAATAATGATTGCCATTAAGTCGGTAGCGGATATCCAGAGCCTCTTTGAGGGTCACCGAGTTCCAGAACATATCCCCGATATTATAAACTAAATCTCCCTTTTTAACTACTGAATTATGATTGGTAATTAACTTCTCCTTCATATCATTAATGTCAGTAAAAGGTCTGTTACAAAATTTTATGATATTGCGGTGTCCAAAATGTTGATCAGAAGTGAACCAAATTCTTTCGCTCATATACCCTTTCTATCCATTCATAGTTTCTTAATTTCTTAATTTCTTGGTGGGGACGGATGGATTCGAACCACCGATGTTTACCAGCTTGGGTCGCAGGGTTACAGCCTGCTATCTTCAACCGCTTGATTACGTCCCCTTGTTTATTAATCTACTAAAACCATTGTAGCACACCTTTGTCAGATGCGCTATAAAAATTTCGGGTATATTAAATTTGGTGCGGGTAGAGGGACTTGAACCCCCATGCCAAATATGACAGTTGATTTTAAATCAACCGCGACTTCCGATTTCGCCATACCCGCATCGGCCCTTCACAGCTTATTTGCTAGCAAACTATTCGCTCATCATGATTTCCATATACGAAATAGTGCTTGCCATTAAGTGCATATCTAATATCTAAACACTCTCTCAGAGAGCAAGACTTCCAGAACATATCACCAAGATGGAACACTTCGTCATTTTTACCTACTATTGAATTATGATTATTGATAAGTTTTTCTTTCATATCTTGTAATGATATGAATGGTCTTGACGTAAACTTAAGTATATTAAAATGTCCATAGTGCTCATCTGATGTAAAAAAGATGTTTTCCACTTGTTTTCCTTTCTTTTGGCGGGTGCAGTAAGATTCGAACTCACGGAACGTGGTACTAGCACGTCCTCTGGTTTTCAAGACCAGTGCCTTAAACCGCTCGGCCATACACCCGTATTCATATACGCTTTCGTGCTACTTCCTGATAACTCATTAATAAGTTGTCCGCACAGACCCGTTTACTACGGTTGTAAACTGCGCTTCCTCTCCTTACGTCTCTGCTCGGTGCGCTCCAGTCAGACGGGATACGGTAAGCCTGTGCGGACTTTTGTCTTGTGTCTTTCCCCGAAGCTAATACAGGTAAGATATCTAAAGAGCTACTTCACAAGGCAAACGTATTTAAGTACGCGAACTAATCACTTGCTGTAAAACTATTAATAGCTTGGTGCCGGTCAAAGGCTTTGCAACTTCTCAGGGAAAGCTTATGAGACTTCCTGCCTCTGCTACGGGAACCGGCCAATTTTATCGCAGTATACAAGCCATCTGGACAATATGCAAAAAGCAAATTGCAAAAGTCAATAAGCATCATCAAGTTATTTCCCGTTACAATGTGCATATGTCGAAGACATGTATTATTAATATTACGGGAGTCACCTTGATTCATCGAATACAAATGGATGAAATCCACTTGTATAATAAGTATTTCCCCTTTCGGGGAGTGATGGGTTGTATACTGCGTGTGGTGCATCAACGGGACGGACCACTGCGATGCACAACAACCTTACAAAACTTACAGAATTTCGTACTTATTGAGAAAAGAAACTTCCTCATCAGAAAGTTCAATCTCAGTCTTCACATTGAGATTAAGAAGTTGATCACTAACCTTCTGCTTCTGTCTGCGAATGGTCACCATGTTCTTCTTGAATGCTTCCACAGTCTCTTTCTTCAAGAGTCCAACCGTGAACGTCTTGGCACGATACCCGGTTGCATCTGCTGCTTTGATATCAGCAAGTTGGGCATCCAAAGCTTCTTTAGTCACAGCGAATGAAGTTGTTGATGCAAGTTGGCGAAGAAATGCTTCGCGCTTTGACAACAGAGCTTGAGTTGTTAGCAAATCGGCAACCCCTGCAACTTGTCCAGCCGCTGCAACCTTGCCACGAATTGCATACAACACGGTAATAAGATCAAACTTCTGTCCAACCGTTTCTAGCAAAATGTCGGCGGCTTGGTCTACCACTTCAACGGGGTTGTCAAACTTTCCAACTGTTACTGTTTCTACAAACGGGCTATTAATCTGCTCGTTAATCAAAAGCTGCAAGGCATTAGCCTTTCTCAAAGATATCTTCATCTGTCTCCTCTTTCTTTCTTTCTTTCTTTCTTTCTTCAATTCGGTCTGTGGCAATTCCACTGCGCCGGACTAGGAACACTAACTACCAACCGTGTGAGTGCTCCCTATGGCAAACATGTGAGCAATAAAAATTTAACTGCCCTCTTTTCACGTGTTGCTTGTAGTCTTTCAGTAATCTGTTGAATTTGTTTCCACATTTTTTACAACTTAATTCAATAGTTTTCATAGGAATTGGTCAGGGACCAGAGATTCGAACTCTGACGGTATTCTCGGCTCCAGACCGAGTGGCCTTCCAAATGGCCCTGTCCCTGATTAAACTGTTTGGGGTGCAGTGTGGGATTCAAACCCTACGTATCGAGATTCACAGACCCGCGCCTTTTTCCACTCGGCCAACCGCACCATAATCTCTGGCAGCATTCATATTGAATGCTTGCCATCAAGTCACATGTTTGTGCCATGACGCAACAACTTGTTTATCGTCACATGTTGTCATAACGCCGTTCTTATCTTTTATTTTTACGGCTCATGAAAGACGGATGAAACGTTGAGCCTTCCCAATATTAAATGACCAGTTTCACACTATTCGTCAAGCCGGTCTAAAGCCGTCAAATGGGTAATTCGTACTATTGCTCGTCTGCACCGTCTTAGGGTACTTGACTCATACTGGTAAACCATTATAACCGCTGCATTAATGGTACGGTCTAGACGGTTTCACAACCTGTTCGCACCCTGTCAATGGACTGAGTGGTTATTTTCCTGACTCAAACGTACCATATTATAGCCGGTTGTGCATCTTATCTTACACCAACTCTGTTGACTCTTCTTCTGGGAGTGTCTAACCTTCCGGCAGCTTAGTGCTAGTGGTCAAGAATCGAACTTGCGACCTCCGGGTACAATCCCGGCGCTCTTCCATTGAGCTACCACCAGCAAATCTTTTTGGCCCGTTCTGTTGCTAGGTGGGCCATTCCCCGGTCCTAATTTCTTAGGCCATTACTAGATCGTTGTCATGAACTTCCGCGCCAAGGTCACTGTTTCCAGTTTCGATTGCGTTGAGGAAATCTTCTACAACACTAGCCTGCTGATTTTGGTCGGCAGTTATTGTTTTCCGCTTTTAACATAGTCGGCTACGTGCAAGTCTGCTAACACCTTGATAAATACTGTCGAATCTTGTCAGGCCCAAATTATTACGTGAAGTTATTGTTTCAACAGGGTACCCTGCTAACGGGGTCCGCTTCACGTAAACTTGCTAATACAAAACTTGGTGGACCTGCGGACTTATGCTAGTCCGGTCCAATATTACAACATGCGCTTCATACTTGCGTACTTTATAGTGGCCTATGAATGCTCTTTGCTTTAAGCTACACCCGCTCACTTAAGAACGGGAGCAGAGCCGCAACCTTCTGTATCCTTCATGGAACCACTATCCCTTGCGTATTCATATACGCTCCACTTTAGGCCGCGTATCTAATACGTTTATAGCTTACTTGCCCTTCTTTACAATCTTCTTCAAGAGCTTTGCGTCTGCTTTCTTATCTTCTTTTTCGAACTTCTTTACAACAGAAGTTCCCTTCTTTGCTGCCTTCTTAACCGTCTTGCTTGTCTTTCGAGTAGCCATTAATCTAGTTCTCCTTAAATTGTTTACAGCTTATTTTAATAAACTACATAGGGCAACTCTCGCCGCCTCCACCACCTTGTTTTTCCGTCAAGGAACGGGTTCTATCTGTCAATCAATTTCTTTATTCTCAACTACTGAATCCATTATAGCATTGCTTCTTGCCGTTGTCAAGCGGTCTAGCTTATTTATTCTTCGTGTCTTTGCCGCTTTACGCTGTGCAGAATCTAAGCTTCTTTCTTTGAATGCCTTAGTAGTCTCTTCCATAAATTGAGCAATTTCCCGCATACATGCCGTATCGAACACGGAGTTCAATGCGTAGAAGCAGTATGCCCTCCACGGGGCGTGCCATTTGACATACCCGATTAGGGAACTATTATACCTATTGAACACACTGTACTTTCGGGTAACTGCCTTCGGATTCAAAGGCCCGTCATCGCGGTACATAAGGTACTTGCTTTGGAACAAATCAACATCAAGTCTTTTTATCTCAACCATGAATCCAGTCTACAACACTGGGTCAACTTTGTCAAGCTCTTTTTTGAACTTTTTTATTGCCTTAGCTTGATCATCGGTTACTTGCCGGGTTACATACCCCAGAGTGTACGCAAAAATCTCCTCATCTGGCTTGGAACTTATCCAATTAAACATATTTGATATAGCATGATAAACCTCATGTACAATGTGGTCAATACTTGCGTCTATTGGATATACAAGATAAGTAAAACTTTGGTTAGAGAACTTAATAGTAAAAGCTCTGGTACTTTCTAGGTCCGTATCTTTGGCCAGCAGTCCTTGCGCTTTTAAATCAGCGGCACACTCTTTCAAATCATCCGTGAAGATCACGTAGATTCGATAGTTGTACACCGGGAATGGTATGATCGTCTTTATTTGTCTCACTCGCCTCCTATTTCTTCCAGTATCCTGCGATATTGTAGTCAAACTCCATGATTACCTTTTTCATCTTGGTTGCCGCCGCCCGTTTGAAAGCGTCTCCAATCAATTCTGCTACAATTTTTCCATATTGCTTTGGGCATTGTACGACAAGTTCATCGTGAACAAACTTAATCAGCTTTGCCTTGTACAACAGCAAAGTGTGCCACAGATAAGGCTTCCCATCTTTGTCAAATTTTGCCGACATCGCTAGCTTGGCAATTGTTGCGTTGGTGCCTTGAATCCTATGATTCTTTCCTTGTCTCCCGATGCCACTTGAAATTCCAATATAGCTCTTTGCAACTTCTTTTTGAGTAGGCTCACGGTGAATTAGTATGTACTCTTCTTCTTTATTAGGTTTGCGTCCTTTGACCTTTTCAAAGGTATCCAGATTTTGCTGCGCTTCATCTGTATCAAGTCTAAGGTCTTTCTCATTACGCTCTTTACAGTTCGCTCTAGCGCGTTCCGTAGTAGGCTCTGGCAGTATTCTTCTACGGCCAAATAGATCGAACGCTTTAAAGTTGCGTTGAGCCTCCTCGCCTGAGTTCTTAAGATACGCCCAGATAATCGGATTCTTCTGTTCGTGAAGTGCCATCAATTCTTTGGCAACCTTCATTGTCTTCTTAATCTCAGTCGCCAGTTTTCCTGGCCCTCCCCCATATGCCAAAAGAAAATTGGTACTCTTATTGTGGTCTCTCATTTCCTTGTGCAATGGACAACTACATTTTTGATGTTGTGGTTCTCCCAAAATTCTAAGGATATTCTTAGCAACACTCTGCTCATCATGGGCCTTGAAGTATGCACAATCTGCTAGTTTGGATGCAGGCCACTCTTTCTCATAGAGGAGTTCGGTTCCGACTGAGTGAACGTCCTCACCTTTGGCAAATGCATTAATCCACACCGGGTCATTAGCGTCTTCTGCAATGATCCTAAGTTCTGCTCCTGACATATCGGCAGTTACGATTACATACTCTATTTTAGCGTACGTATTACACGGTTTATTACACTTGGAGCAAATAGTTTGCACATCGTCGCCTAAATCCGTGTTTATATATTCAAAATAGGTGTCAGATTCACAGCATACACTTATCCTAATATCTTCGTTCGGATCATCAGCTATAAAACAACTTCTTACCTCTTTATCTTGAGGGAGGTTTTGGCCGTTAGGTTTTTCAGACGAGCTTCTTCCAGTTTCGGCGTCGTATTGATTAAACTCACAGTGCAATCTCCCATCGCCGGGGTGTAACCATCCTTCTTCTTTACACGGATGAGTTGTCCACGTTTGCGCCCATGCGTCACCATACGTGCCGATTTCTTTAGCCAATCCGTGATACTCACGAATAGCCTTTACAACTGGAATGTCTTCATATTTCTCCAGAATCTCATCATCAAGTCCTTCGATCTTGGCTAGCTTTTTTACGTTGTCCTTGAGCAGCTTCATCAACTGTGCATCTGAGCTATAATTTACAAGGGCTTCTCCTTGACACATATCTGCCAGATTGTTGATCTTCGTTCTTTTCTTCTTCAAATCGGAGCATTCTTTTTTCAGAACTTCTTTCTGTGCCTTACGTTGCTGCTCCCATTGGCTCATCTGTATTTCTAGTTCTCGCTGCTTCAATTGGTTATCAACAGATTCATCACTTCCAATAACAAGCTTCCTACAGTCTCTTCGAAGGCTTATAAGCTGCAACTTTAGTTCCAACTCCGTGCTAGTTGGATTGTTGTATGTCTTCCACTCTGCTTCTAACTTCTCAATCGTAGAGTCACTAATCTGTTCATTCTTGGACCCAGTTATAGGCAAGAAAAATCCATCAAGGTTTTTCACAACCTCAACCATGCGCAACTTCTTTTTGGCAACACGCGCAAGCCATGCGGCGGTATCTATTCTTTCCCCGTGAACGTGCATGTCCACGAAACTCCCTAGACATGCGTTCTCAATTTCGATTACCTCATTCAGATTGTCGCCAAGAATTAACGGGTCTAGTTTTCCCAAATACCCAGACATGATTTTTTTGCCTTTACGGAATAAACTTCCAACAGTCTCTCCATCGGCAATCAATGTCTGAATTACTTTTATAGCCAGAGGGGTACGAGTGTCTAATGCTGCATATTCAAATTGTGGATCAGAGAGTTCATCCTCAAGGTTGAATGATGTTTGTAGCGCCTTGTCCATACTCTTGTTGAAGTATCTCCCAAACATCTCTTCCATTGAGTAGAATTCATAGTTTTTCAGATATGCACTTCCGCCTAATCCAGCGTATATACACTTCTCTGCCCACATACAATCGTAGTAACCATATGTTCTTAATCCAAATTGCCAATATAAGCATTCATATTCAAATGCAAGATTAACTCCCACCTTCAACCACTTGTCGCTGCATAGATAAAGTTTTAATCCCATTAACAGTTTATGAAGATTGGGTGCTTTCTCTAAATTCTTCCCGTAGTCACCCTGACACGTATATAATACGTCTGAGTCTGAGCAAAATGCCTTTAAGTCGATTACATATTGCTCAGTAGATGTTCCGAACTGCATGGTCCTCATGCGCCTATAGAAGAAGTCTTTTGTGACGGTGGTCTCTACGTCGAATCCGAACTCAAATGTGCGCTCTAGGAAGTCGATCAGCTTTCCTATTGACTCATCGTCAACAACTCGCGTGATATTTGGTGGCGGGTCGAGTATAAGTGGCGTGCGTTCAACGATATTATCCATTCATTCCATTTTACAACAGAGCGGTCAGTTTGTCAAGTAAAAATAAACTAAATTTCTTTTGCAAAACCCTTGACAAGCCGATTGACTTGTGTTATTATGGTATCTGGATGAGAACTTTAAGACTGCACTTCGATGGATCAATCTCCAACCCCAACCCCGGCGGAAACGCCGCTTGGGGCTTCTATATAACTGACAACATGGAAGTTGTTGCCGAAGGAACAGGGCCACTGGCCGGAAATCCTTTAATAAGCAACAACTATGCGGAGTTATTCGCATTGCATAAAGGTTTGGAGAAAGTAAAAGAGATTGTCTCACAAAGTGAAGAGAAATATCAGTTGATGGTATTTGGTGATTCCCAACTTGTCATAAACATTATGACAAAGAAGTGGGGAATTGATCCTGAAAAGTTGTACTATCCAGCCTACTTGATGGCTAGGGATTCGACTGTGTGTATTCGCAAGAAGAACATATTAGTATCTTTTGATTGGATTCCTCGTGAATACAATACAAAAGCTGATGAACTTTCAAGGTGGCAACAATATGAATTGGTTCATTAATGAGTCCGTAAGGGCCTTAATGTACTGTTTATGAGTCAAAGCATCAGTATATTACCGGCAGTAAACATCTCTGACTGTGCAAGTCTCGGATGGTAGTTAGGTTAGCTGATGACCGTGCAGGAGAGCACGGCGCAAAGGGTAGAGGTTCGGACTGCCTGAGTACAGGCACTGAGGGAATTGCCAACTATGGTCTGGTAATTCTAGGATACCTTTTCAAAGAATGCGTGATTGTAAAAATGCAGACATAGCAATGTTTGTAGCGGACCCAGTCTAGGAAGCACTCCTTTACTGACACCGATTTGAAGCTACCTCCGGGGACACTACTAGTGTGTTGATGCGCTATCATCAAGAATCTAGTCTAGTTGGTAAGATGACACCGTTAGTTGTTTACACGGCAGAACATCTCGACACTGTTTACTGCAAGAGCCGAAAGGTTTGAAATAGGCCATAGAAATCATTGTCTCTGTTGCCCTATTAACGGGTAGATACGGGAGAACACTATCCTGTCCCTGCAAGAGTATACTTGTTAATTAAGTATATTTAAAGTATATAAAGTGTTATCTTGGGGCAAGATAGACGCAGAATAGGGGCTATAAACAGTTCAACTTTAGTTTGGGAAAATAAGAGAATATTTATTTCACCTTTAGTTTCAAGCACTTGCAGACCATTTTTTGAGAAACACTTGACAAGGCGGGGGCAACTCATGTTATACTGGTAGTATCTTACAATAAGAACAGTGGTTAAAGTAACAAGGAAACAAGTCCCGGCTCCTCCTAGTTATGAGCTAACGCTTGTAACTACCGGGACTTGATATTGAGGAACGAGGGCCACTCTAAACGGTGGCCCTTTCATTTATGGAGAATTACATGCTACCTATTGCCCTACAAGTAACGATTGCCTCTACAGGCGTAGCACAACAGCTTCCTGCCAATCCTTTAAGCATAGGTTACACATTTTCTGCACCGAGTTCTAACACGGGATCCGTTGTGGCAGGGAACAGTTCAGCAGTCACATCTTCAACTGGTTATATCATAAGCAAGGGAACATCTTCACCATTTGTGCAATTTCAAGGAAATACGAACTCACTTTGGGTTGTTGGAACGGCAGCAGATGTAATCTCCCTAATAGGAACATAATGAGAGCATCAAATACAGTAGACAACTTGAAAGGTATTGATCGAGACGAAGCAGTTGCAATGGGTCGCATTTACTTTTCGATAAGCCCCAGAACGGACTCAACTACACTTCGTGTTAATCCATTACCAACAACTCTGGATGCAACTGGCAAGAACGTATTTAATACGCAAGAACAAGTTTAAAAGAGCGCCCGTATAATACTTTATACAATAATCGTGGCGCTAAGCCCTGAAGAAGGGCTTTTATTGAGGGGCACATAGTTTTATAGACGTATGACGCGGTGTGCCCCCTAGAGCCGGGAGATTACCCATGTACTCGAAAGTCAGGGTCAAGCGTGGAGCATTGAACTACTTTCGCAGAATGGCTCGTAAATCATATCCTAAAGAAATACAAGTGTACTTGTTAGGCAAGATTGTATCCATGGATGAAATACATGTGACAGATTTTGTATATACAAATAAGTATTTCAAACAGACAACAAATACAGTAGTTTGGACACAAGAGGAATATAATAAATTAAAGCTACGAGCAGAATTAGAAGGCAAGAAGATAGTAGGGGATGCACACAGTCATCCAGATTGGGATGCTGTTATGAGTCCAACTGATTACGCCGGGGCGATCATAGAGTCATTATGGCTTTGTGGTATTTGCTCTATACATGTTAATAGGACTAGATTTAGATTCTGGACCCCAACTTCTGCATTGCCGTGCAAGATTATTTACTCATAGTTCTGGAGGGAACAATGGGACAAAGAGGAAGACCACCTAAGAAAAAGAGAACTCCTGCTGACATTCCCTTCAAAGAAGTAAAGAACCATCTACTCAAGTGTTGCCGGAATATAAACCTACCGGCGACTCGCCACTCTGTAATGACCACACTGTTGATGTGGTGGACATTTATTGAGAACAACGACGCCGATAGAGAGAAGAAGCTTTGGGAGTTCATAGAAGTCAACTTCATGAACAAGAAAGGACAAGTCCAGTGGAGAGACGATGACGAGCCTAAGAAGTTAAATTCTGAGGGTGAGCGAATCGCCGAGTCTAAGGATGCTAAGGCGCTGTTCGACAACATAACGAGTGCATGGGCAGGAGTTCTTTCTGGAGGGAAAGACAATGCAAGCAACATTCAAAGTGCAACTTCAGGATGCACAGAACTTTCAGACCGTCTGGACACATAAAGGATTAGCCTTACCGTTGCCTCCAGAGGCTGCTCAATTCGCAACTGATTTCGCAAATATTGTATTGAGAAATTTTATAGAGTTGATGCAGCAACAAGCTAAAGCACAACAGCCGGTATCAGAGAAAAAGTTAATCATAGAGGGATAAATGTTATACCGCATTTACTTCAATGACAAGTCAGACTTACCTTTTATTTGGAGTTTCGATTCTGGAGATATTTCTTCAGAAGTAAAGGTTACCAATGTCAACATTGCCGATTGTCATGCGTGGACACATTATGATGTGACAGCCGATAACAAGACAAGTCCGACAGCATGGATATATGTAATGGCGGGATATGTCGAGATAGTTGATGATGTGGTTTATTTTATGAATTAGGTTTTACTGGCAGGTCGTATAACGGCAGTATAGGACACTTTTAATGTCTAAGGTGCGGGTTCGAATCCCTCTAATGTCTAAGGTGCGGGTTCGAATCCCTCCTTGCCAGCCAACTCTGGAGTACACAATCATGGTAGATATTTATGATGGTTTGTATGTCGGAGATGACACTGATTACGAAAAAATTAAGAGCAATTCTGACTGGCGTAGTGCCAGAATGTGTAAATTTGGGCCGGGTGGACATAAAGAAACACTAGGTTATACTACCATGTCTGCTCCAAAAGGTAAGCACTATCTATCAGTAGAAAAAGACAATAGAATTGCAATCAACATTATTGACATGGAAGACCCTTCAATGATTCCGGTTGAGTGTCTTACCACAGCTATAACATATGTTAAAGAACAGTTAGATTTAGGAAAAAATGTACTGATAGCTTGTAATTCAGGACACTCCAGAGGCCCTTCAACTGGAATGGCATTCTTGCGCAGCATTGGCGAACTTCCTTACCACTTCATAAAGTCCGAAAACATATACAAAGTTCTATATCCTAATTACGATCCCGGCATCGGAATCCGTCAACTATTGCGAGAACACTGGGGGGATTTGCAAGACATGGAGGTTTAATAATGGCCCAACTTAATCCACAAAAACTCCCCGCCTATAATGCTCTTATTAGCGGTACTGGATTTGTTAGTGCTGATGTTATTCCTCTGACTAATTATGATGGCCTAGCAGTATGCATTCTAGACGGTAACGGAAATCAAATTACAACATTTGGTGGAGGGAGCGGCACACAATATACATATGGAACTGTCAACACAACCCCAATTGGAACTGTAGCATTTGGTCAAACACCATCAAATGTATTACAAAGTCTAAGTCTTGATTCGTCAGGCAACTTAAAAGTAAACATTGCATCTGGTAGTAGCAGTGGTGTGCAATATGCCGATGATGTGGCATCTGGAGCAACCCCTACCGGAACTCTTGGCATGGGTTGGGACAGTATTAATGCTGTTGTACGAGCATTGAAAGTAGATACTACTCAGAACTTGTACGTTAATGTATCAAACTTTCCATCAACTCAAAATGTAAACATTCAGAACTCGTCTATAGCTGTAACTGGAACTTTTTGGCAAGCAACACAGCCCGTGTCTATATCCGGTACTGTAGCAACATCTTCCGCGCAACTTCCCGCAGCATTAGATGGTAGTGGAAATTTAAAAGTAGCCGTAGAGAATTCCCCGTCTGTTAGTGTATCTAATTTTCCATCTACTCAGCCTATCTCTGGAACCATCGCAGTTTCAAACTTCCCATCGACACAAGCGGTTACCGGAACATTCTGGCAGACAATTCAACCTGTATCCCAATCTGGAGCATGGACCGTTGCAACAAACGCCGACTCTCCTAGAGCGGGGGGAATTGCCCCATCTACAGCTCTTGTTATAGGCGGTACTTACAATAATCCTAGATTGGGCTTGACGGCAGGTCAAAGTGCAGGACTGTCCATTGATAGTGATGGAACATTGTTAGTCCAAGTAGTTGACTGGACTGCTGGAACTCTTACAATATCAGGAACAGTAACTGCCAACCAAGGAACAGCTAACACAGCGGCGAATGCGTGGCCTAGTTACATTACGGTATCAGGATCGGCAATCGATCCTCGGCAAATCAGAGCACTTACTTCTTCAGACCAAATTACCATATCCAATTCATCCATCGCAGTAACGGGAACATTTTGGCAAACCACACAGCCTGTTTCAGGCTCCGTGTCAGTTTCAAACTTTCCTGCTACACAAGCAGTATCATGGTCAGGGCAATCTGTAGCAGTTACAGGCACAGTTACTGTATCAGGTACAGTCGCATCTACACAATCTGGAACATGGACTAACACAGTCACTCAGGCCACTGGCACCAATCTTCATGCAGTTATCGATTCAGGGTCCGTGACTATCACAGGAACTCCTGCCATCAGTGGTACCGTCACAGCCAATCAAGGCACGGCTAATACTGCCGCTAACGCATGGCCGACAGCCACGATTGTCTCTGGTGCGGCTATTGACCCACGTCAGATTCGTGCTCTTACCTCTGCCGATGTGGTCTCCCTGCCCACAGCACAGGTCACCACGCTCACTCCTCCGACCGCTGCTGCCATCGGCACTGCTGTGGCTGCTCCGACTGCTGCGGCTATCGCTTCCGCGATTGTCGCCAATCCACCGACCACACCGCTGCCTACAGGGCAGGTAACTACCTTAACGCCACCCACCGCCGCTGCGATAGGTTCGGCAGTCGCTTCGGCTCTGACCAATCCGCTCCCGGTCAGCATTGCTGCGACTGTGAACACTTCCGACGCTCACGCATACGCCATTGGTTCAACGACCTCAGGACAGAGCGGGTTCTTGGAATTCGGGGCAGTAACTTCCACCAACCCGGTTTACACCACAGCCACATCTGAACCTCTTTCCTTGAGTCAGATTGGTGCCCTTCGTGCGGACGCTACAGCGTGGGGCGGAACCGCAGTGTCCGCTCCGACAGTATTTGGTGTCTCCCCAATTAGCTCCAGCGGGACAACCTCCACTTATGCCACCACGGGTGCCAGTTCCCCCTCGGCTCTCGCCTTTGATAGCTCAGGCAATGCTTGGGTCGGAGGCAACAACGGAGTTGTTCAGTTATCCCCTACAGGAACCATCCTACAGACCCTGACTCCAACCGGAAACATTCGTGGCGTAGCTGTTGACTCATCCAATAACGTGTGGGTAGGAGACAACACAGCCAACTCCATAATCGAATACTCATCTGCCGGTGCCTTGCTCAACACCTACACGACCGGCATACACGGACCTCGCATCATCGCCTTTGACAGCCTTGGAAATCTTTGGGTGCCGAACAACGGCTCAAATACACTCGTGAAACTCTCTTCGGGGGGTACTGTACTTGCTACGGCTACAGTGGGTAACGGCCCCTTCGCGGTCGCGATTGATGCTTCCAACAATGCTTGGGTATCTGTTCAAAACACGTCCTCGGTCGTGAAGGTTTCTAACTCTGGAACAATCTTGGGCACCTTTGCACTGGCTACGGGCGCAGACCCGTATTGTATCGCGATTGATGCGAACCAAAATATCTGGACGGCTAACTTCGGAAATGGCACCGTCAATGTTCTCTCCAATGCGGGTGTGATACTTCAAACTATCACTCTTCCGACAGGTGCCAAGCCCATCAGTATCGCCATCGACTCTCTTGGAAATGCTTGGGTTTCGGGAGGCACAGGGGGCGACAACAACATCCATGTCATATCACCCGGTGGGGCGGTAATCGCCTCCTATCCAACAGGTGCATCACCCTATGACGTGGGTATCGACTCCTCAGGAAACGTATGGGTGACAAATGAGACGGCCAACAGTGTTACCAAGCTGAGTGGATACTCGACCAGCACAGGCATTGCCACCAATGCTTCCTTGTTCTCAGGGATAACCCCTCTGACCAACACAGCCGGTGCATTGAACGTCAATGTATCATCTGGGTCTATATCTGTATCAGGAACAGCAACTACTACTCCGGCAGCAGCTACAATTCAAGGAGTGTCAGCCGTTACAGGTTCGGCATCGGTGAAGACCGCACCTATTTTCACGGCGGTAGCAGATGGAACTAATGTCTCGGTGCTTACAGCTACAGGAACCGCCCCCGCTACATCGACATTCTCGCTTCCCGTTGCTTCTGTGATGTATGCCGGGGCTACTCCTACTGCGCTTGGTACACCAAATACTTTTGGAACTACAGCTATTACCGGAAATGCTCTAGGTGTTAATGCATCATTGTTCATGGGGACCACGCTTGCTCGTACTAATCAAACTACGACTGCTACTGGAGTCGTTGATGTTAATATAGTTGGAAGTTTAGGAGTAACCAACTCTGCTACTAACGGATCATTTTTCCGTTTAACAGATAATACAACTGCCCTCACGGCAGCGGTGTCATCGCTAGGAACAGCGCCAACAGGAACCGGCGTAATGGCTGTAAACTCCGTGTTACTTCCATCAGCAGCGTCCGGGGCGTCTTGCACACTGTTTAGCAACTCAACGGTAACCACAGCAGTTGTTGCAAAAGCATCAGCAGGAAATTTATATGGGTGCTTGGTTAATGGGGGAACATCGGGAAACTTTTTACAGTTTATAAATGCATCATCTGCACCAGCGTTGGGCACTGCACCTGTATTTAGTATACAAATACCTGCATCTGGAATAATAAGCATACCTCCAGGAGTGTTCGCACTAGACAATTTTACTTCTGGAATAAGTGTAGGTATATCCACTACTTACAATGGAGCATCGGCGGGAACAGCCGCATCCGTAGTGTTGTTTTACAAATAATATGTAAATGGTAAATATTAGGAGAGAATATGAACATTGATGTGAACGAGTTGATTTCAGAAATTGGAAGATTGCACATTCAGATTATTTTGCTACAAAAGGCTTATTCTGATTTACAATCGCAGTTTGCAACGGCCAAAGCTGTTACAACTGAAAATATCGTACAAGGTGAATAAATATGGTACAAACCAATGGTCCATTCTTGACTCTTGAACAAGCCGAAAACTTAGGGGTACTTGATACCATCGAGGGCATCGAGAGTCAAGGTGCCGATCATCCTCTAAAGGCAGTTAGATATGTGGATTCACCAAAAAAGGTTAAACCGGGAGAACACGGAATGGCAGATATTGCTAATGAACTAAAAGATACGTTTTCAAAGGTGGTAAATGCCCCTGTAAAAGCCGTGTCAGATGCCGTAGACACTGTAAAGAAATATACTGGATTTGGTCCTAAACCGACTGTTGAGTCCCAACCGGACAAGCCAGATGCAGGATGGCACAGCGATATGGTCAACAAAGCCAATGCATCTTTCAAGAATAAACCAACAGCGCCTGCCCCTGCAAAGAAACCTAGTTACAAACATGGTACAGATTTTGTTCCTGAAACGGGAGACGCCAAGTTACACAAAGGCGAAGCGGTGTTAAAGAAAGAAGATGCCGACAAATACAGAGAGGCAAAGATGCACGGAACAATGGACGATTTGAGAGAATCTCTTGGTGGTGACCACAAGCCTAAGAAAGAGATTCATGAGATTAAGACACGTAAGGCCAAGAGCGGCGGGTTTATCCACACCCACACGCATACCCATCCGGCTCACCATCCTGATGAGGAGCACGTAAGTAAAGACATGGCAGCACTACATGATCACATGGAAGATGCATTTGGAACCCCTAATCCCGGAGAGGCTGAGGCTGATGCGGGACAGAGCGGTATTCCTACAGGAGCAGGCGCAGGCGCAGGCGCTCCCCAAGGCGGGACACCAGCAGGCGGTCCACCTTCGCCAGTAATGGGTTAAGTTATGATGCCACTTAGAAACAGCATGGACCCTTCTAAATTAGACGGGGATGATCCAGCGCGACCAAAGCCCGGTTCGGGACCATCATTGTTTGGTGGACAGCCTCCAAAAGCCGTGAATAATCCGGTTGGAGGATTAGGAGAAAGATTACCGACTGCACCTACCGGGCCATTCGCCGCAAGGCCGAACAGCTTCAAGTATGGTGGAAAAGTCGAGAAGACCGGATTAGCTCTGGTCCACGAAGGAGAACATATCGTGCCAGCAGACAAACATGATGAACACCCAAAACACAATGTATCTTTGTACCGTGTGATCCATCATATGAACAAAGGCGGCCTCCATCGTGCGCTCAATATACCGGAGGGTGAAAAAATTCCCGCCGATAAATTGGAGGCCGCATCTCATTCTTCAAACGAGCATATCCGTCATATGGCTGGATTCGCACACACGCTTGAAGGTTTTCACCACGGTAAGAAATAAGGTTTGCAATCGTGCTAAAGATGTGATGGGTAAAGAAGAATTCCTTGATTGGATAGGGAGAGTATACAATCATGCAGTTATCAAAACTGGAACAACTGTACGAACATTGCCGCAATCTACCAAATTATCAATTCCGTGAGATGTCCGATTTTGAGTTTTTAGAGAAAGCCGGTAAAAGTATTAATAAGTTAACACCAGAACAACAAGGGAAAGTATACGATTCATGGGCAAAACAGATTGGAAAAAAAGACAAGACTGAGTTGACGAATGATGAAATTTTCACGGTATCAAAATACCGATTTCTTTGTCAGACAAATCTTTATTTCCTGTGCCATCTGTTAGAGAGATATAACAACATCACTCTCAAGACTCATGAAGACATTTGTAACGACTTTTTCGTACAGAAAGACCCTACATTTATCACGTTTGATCAGTTTGCTGATCAATATGTGGACCTGAAGCAGAGATTGCTCTTGGTTCCTCGTGGCGGCTTCAAAGCCTTAGACTTAGATACTGAAATTCCAACTCCAAATGGATTTCGTCTACTTAGAGACATACATGTAGGGGATAAAGTATTCGGCAGCAATGGCAGGGTGTGCAACGTAACTGGAGAGAGTAATGTCTTCACTGATAGAGAATGTTTTTCAGTAGAATTCTCTAGCGGTGAAAGTATCATTGCCGATGCAGATCATTTGTGGGTTACCGATACACGAAAGGACAGAGACAGGCTCAAAGGCAGAAATGGAAAAACTCAAGGCGCACGTCCTTCGGTAAAAACTACGAAAGAAATTAGTGAAACGCTGATGTGCAGAAAAGAGCACAACCATAGGGTTAAAGTAGCAGGAGCTATTCAATTAGAGGAAAAATCTCTAATCATCGACCCTTATGTTCTTGGATGCTGGCTTGGAGACGGAACATCTTCTTCCTCTAATATCACTAGCTATGATATTCAAATAGTTGAAGAAATTTCTAAATACGAAACAATTAGAGAATCAGATTACACGAAAAACCTCTATGTATGTAACGGCGGTAAGTATCACAAGGACTACCGAAAGAAAAGTGGAGTTTCCCTTGCCAGCAGGCTTAGGTCATTAAATGTACTAAACAATAAGCACATACCTGATGCCTATCTATTTGGATCGTATGAACAAAGACTATCTCTTTTACAAGGATTAATGGACACCGATGGAACCTGTGATAAGAGAGGAAAATGTTATTTTTCTAATACCAATAAAACGCTTGCCTACCAAGTTCGTCAACTTATTGCATCTTTAGGTTTTAAACCGTACAAAATGTGTGAATTTGATGCAACTTTAGACGGAAGATTTATTGGAAAGGGTTACCAAGTAGGTTTTACTGCCTATAAGCAAGTGCCGGTATTTAGATTACTACGCAAGTTAAATCGTCAACAAGAACGGAAAAAATCGAGCCTCTCGGGGCATCGACAAATTTTGGCAGTTAACTCGGTAGAAAGCCGCCCAACAAAATGTCTAATGGTGGATTCAGATGATCACACCTATTTGGTCGGCAGGTCTTTTATCACCACACACAACAGTTCATTGAACATGGCGGATTGCGTACAGTGGATCATTTGTTACCCGGCGATCACAGTCGCGGTTCTTACTGGTGTTTTACAACTGGCAAAAGACTTTGTTGGTGAAATCAAAATGCATTTCACTTACACTGAATCTGGAACTGACAGTAAGGGTAAGGCAACTTACGGAACTAGGCAGTTACAGAATAAGCAGACCGGAGAGTGGTCAAACAGTTTATTTCAAGTGTTGTTTCCAGAACATTGTCTATCTCCTTTAGAAGGTAATCAACTAGAATTTCAGACTCCAGCGGCGGAAGAGGCTAAAGAGCCTACTGTAAGAGCGGCATCTATTGATCAAGCCTTGTCAGGAAGTCACTTTAACATTCTCAAGTTAGACGATGTTATTACCAATGAGAACACTAAGACACAAGCCCGTATGAAGGATACTATTAAGCAGATCAGTATCAACAACGGACTTTTGAATCCTAACGGTTTTTACGATGTAATCGGGACGTGGTACGATGAGTTGGATTACTATGGTAATACGGTCAAGAAGATCGAGAAGCGTGCTAAAGATGAAGGTCTACAGGATGCTATTAAAGGGTCCGTAGATAGTGGAAGATTCAACACCAATATTGGATTTAAAGTTTATTTGCGTGCCTGCTGGTGGCCTACAAAAGCTGCTGAGCTTGCAGGTAAGATTGAAGAGGAAATGATAAAAGCTGACTGGGAATTATGGTTTCCAGAGCGTATGAGCTATGAATGGTTGCTCGAAAAGCAGAAGGGCGATTCAGAGCTAGATGACGAAGACGGAGATACTGGGTTCTTTGCGATCAAGTATTTGAATAACCCCAGAAAAATCAATCGCATCAAGTTTCCACGCGAACTGTTAATTAGAAGGACCATACCACACACGCAATTCCCATCACAAGGCATTGTAGTGACAACCGTTGATACGGCATATAGCACTAAGTCGTGGGCAGATTTTACAGTTATTCTGACAGCTTTAATCTTTGGCGGTCGTTTTTATATCATAAACATGGCAAGAGGTCGATACAATGAATACGACTTACCAAAAGTAATTGCCAATGTTGGATATAAATGGAAGCCAAGAAGGATCGCCATTGAAGACTCAGTCGGTGTTAAATGGATGGGGCGTGAACTTAGACGTGAAATGGATTCCCTTAAAATATCCATCCCAGTTGAATTTTGCACCCTTGGATTTGGTAGCAAACTCAGATCAAAGCAACTTAAAGCGAAGCCAGTCTTACGGCTTTTGGGGGATGAAAGGCTTTACTTCCTTAACTCTTGTGAAGGATTAGAAGAAATCTACAACGAGATGGAGAAGTTTACCGGAACGTCTGAAGACGCCCATGACGACATTATATCAGCATTGTCTTTGCTAGTCGAGCAATTCGGAGGCTACGCAGAAATGGACTCACGGATTAATTCAGTAAATCAGGATTATGCATCTAATCAACAAATGCAAGATGCATATAATAGGATGTACTGTCTAGGAAAGTACTCTAATCTTGCTCAAGAAAATGAAAATCCGGCTACTCAATATGAATTGCAGAATTCGAATGCATTTGCTGTCCAAGAGAGTTATCACGATCCACTTGCAGAGCTAATGCACTAATGTTCTTGTAAAACTATTTATAAGAATGCTACCAGAAACGTATATGAATACGCGAGGTTCCGATGGCTGAAAGAAGTGTTGAGTTGATCAAGCAGGCCCTTATACGAGAGTATGAAAAGTTGGCAACCGGCGAGAAGGTACATTCAAAAGCATTCTCGCTTTGGATACTTGGACGATATGCGGATTTGCTGTACAAGTTGTATTTGAAGGCAGAAAACAAAGGATAATTGATGCACGTTTATTTGATTCAGAACTTGGTGAATGGAAAGTACTATGTCGGGCAACACTATCGACTAGCTAAGTTAAATGCTCTGGAGGAACAGAATGTCTTTGATACAGCCTGATTCCACTAATCCTAATAGAGATTTGGTGGTAACTGATTACAAATCAGACGGCACGTTAAAAAACTCAGATGCAGAAGTTAGTTTGGTAGTAGGTTCAGCCAGCAAAGCTGAAGCATATATAGCAGGAAAACAATTCGCTTTAATGTGGCGCGATTCGGATTTACTATATAACTCACCCCGTCCGCTATCAGTTTTCGAAAATACTTACATCCTTTGCTAAATGGCTTGGGGATGTTTAAACCCACTCTAATTGACTTGAACGCTGAAATGCCAACAAGGGCGAAGTCGCAAGACACGCTGAGAGACTAAACGAGAGGGCATCTAGAAATAGGTGATGCGATAGTCCGTTCTCATGGGAATAACAACCATGAGAGTTAGACAGAAATGATCTAACTCAATGACGTAAGTTGTTGATAACAAAGGTAAGGGAGCCAAACGTTGTCCGCTTTACTGTAGCTAAAGTAGTAAATGCTATTGTACCTCAATTATATAAAGGTTTGTTCTATCAAGACCCTCCAATGATACTTAGACCTAGACCGGGAACATCACAAGATGTTACTGATTCTAAGACTTCAATGATTTCCTACTTACTTGATGATTGTAAATTCAAGGAAGAAACCAAGTTGGGATTGGAGCAAATGGTGTTCTTAGGTACAGGCATTTGGAAGTGGGGAATTACATACAAAGAGATTATCACCAAGAAACGCAAAGCCACATCGACCAGAATACAATCATCAACATCAGTTCCAAACGCGGATTCTTCTAATCTAAGCATACCAACAGACGATGCTCCACAGATCACTGTTAGTAAACGGTATGCGCCTAGGCCATATCTAGAATCAAGAGACATCAGTAGAGTTTTAGTTGACCCACAATGCCCGGTAGGAGACATTAGAAGGGCAGATTGGGCAGTTGATGTCAGATACATGAATTTTTACCAATTGCAAGACTTGATTCGAGGCATAGCAGAATTACCAGAAGATCACCCTGACAAGAAAGGTTGGGTGCTTCCATCTGAAGCAGATTTAAAGATGTGGTTTATTCCACCAACGGATGCT